CTCGTCCAGGTGCTCACCCACGCCGCGGTGTTTGGCGTCGTGTACTCCGTTCTTCGCATGGTGTTCCCTCAGTACTATTAAAACGGACTTTCTACGTTCACGCAGATAGATCGTAATGGAATCCTATTGCCCATACAACCCCGCCAATAGAGTGTTTGCCGAGCGTGACATTCACAAGATCATACACAAGCATGGGCTGCCTCACTATCGGGTGAGCAACCCGCGCGTGTTTCAGACAGCAATGGTTCACACCACGTATGTCCGTCGCACCGAATATACGACACCCGATGGCCGACCCGCGCAATTGGCGACCTGTCCGTCTGGCGTGATGCCACTCCAAGACGAGTCCTATGAATGTCTAGAATTTGAAGGAGATTCGGTTCTAGGGGTCTGTATCGCAACGTATCTTCGCAAGAAGTATCCTGAGAGGAAACAGGGATTTCTTACCGATGCTCGGAAGGAATTGGTGAACAATGAAAGGATTGGTCAGTTGTCCAAGCAGATTGGATTGGATCGGTATTACATCATGAGCCGACACAATGAAGATTCGCCTGCGATTGCCGGTCGGTCCAACCTCAAGAAGTTGGGCGATATCTTTGAAGCCTTTATCGGTGCATTGTGGACGGATTGTGGCAATCGCTTCAATGTAGTCTATGCCTTTGTAATCTCCGTGATGGAGTCGTACCTAGACATTGAAGAAGTTGTGACGGGCGCAACGAATTACAAGGATTTGTTTCAGAAATACTGCCAACGTGAGATGAAATGCACGCCAACGTATGAGATGTTGTCCAACGATCCGAAGAAGGGTGAAATTCGGGTGGCGGTCTGCGATGCAAACAACAAGCACCTAGCGTATGGTCACGGAGTGACACGAAAGAAGGCAGAGCAAATGGCGGCCCGTGAGGCTTTATGCGCTACGTAACTTCTGGGTCTGAAGATGTCCCTTGCGGTAACGCTTCATGGTGCGCCCGCGTGTTTGGAGAACAGACTTGGTGCAGATCCCAATTGCCGCAGACTCCTTGTTTGAGCCCTTTCGTGCGCGAACAGTCTTCCGCACAGACTTGACGCACTTGTCAAACTTCTTTGACATACGAGTCTTCATTTGTGCTCTTCCCCCTAAAAGAGTTGAACTGGGAACAAACATCTCATCAATGTATTTTTCAATCTGAGGTCTCATTTCATTCAATGGGTGAGTTTTCCTCGCTTGAAAAAGATTCGCAATATTTTGTTTGAATTTCTCTAATGTTCCTGTGTCGATAATATTGAACTTGGCCATACTTCCGGCGATTGATGCAACATCGTAAAACTTCATAAACCGCTGAACATCTGAAAAATTCTGCATATTAATGTTACAAACACCTAATAGGTCACATGGTGTGGTAAATTGGGCAACTTGTTGAAATTGTCGTCTACCCGTTTCAGTATTTAGTCCATACTCCTCAATAAGTTCTCGCAATAAGTCTGGATCACTTATAGTCCGACCCCAATCGTGCATAACAATGTGGTCTCCCATCCAAGCAAGATTTCCAAAATGTGCGTCTGCGTGTACGATATACGCATCGTTCAAATACGCAACTGCGTGAAGCAGTTTTTGTATCTCTCTGCGCGTCTCGGGCAATGGATGAGTCAACGCACCCTTTCTTACAACATCAAGACCTTGAGCAGGTGTAATAAGGTTAACTCGCCGCTCATCTGGTCCAGGAGTTTCATTGCGTTGTGCATCGTTTTTACAGGGCTTCCCTGCGGCATTGACGAGATCTTCGGGTTTAAAATCGGGAGTACAAGTCGCAACCGCAAGATTGAAATGTTTTGTAATCGCAACATCTGGATACTTTGCTTGAAGACGATCGATCGTCTCTTTCACCTCAATCTGTGCTTCAACTTCATCACCGTCGGGCGTCCAGTCCGCGACAACCCGCGATACATAGTCACCCGCTGGATACTGTGCTGGACTCTGTGTTCCTTGGACACACGCTACGACGGGGCGATATACGCATGTATCCGCGCCCGTCGCTATAAATGCGCCTCCGCGTCTCATTTATCTTTCGTTGATAATAAATGACAAACGACGCAAAGAAGGAAACATCGTGGACTCAATCTATCACGAACGAGACCCTGTGCCAGTATTTCTACGTGGTTTTCTTCATCACAGCGGTTCTTGCCGCGATCGCCGTGGGTATGGATGTTCTTCTCATGTTCAAACGGCCCGCACTTGGACTGAGTATGCTCATTCGCAGCGCACCCGTTCTTATTCTGTCCGTCCTGAACTCTCTCTTTCTGTATATCCTCTGCGCGCGGACACTGTTGAAGTAGAATTTATCCTCCGAGAGTATAAATACAAATGGGTGGTGGTCTATTACAGCTCGTTGCCTATGGCGCGCAGGACGCCTATATCTCCGGTAACCCGCATATCACCTTCTGGAAGGTGCTGTATAAGCGTCATACGAACTTCGCAATGGAGTCGTTCCGTGTGAACTTTACGGGCGCGCCCAACTATGGCCAGCGCCTCGTGGCAGTCGTGAACCGCAATGCTGATCTTATCTGGAAGACGTATGTTCAGGTCGTCCTGCCCGACACCACTACCGGCCTCACAAACCCTGTTCTGTGGAACGGCGATGACACCCGCCGCATTGGGTACATCCTGCTGAAGAAGATTGAGCTTGAGATCGGCGGCCAGGTCATTGATACGCACTACGGTGAGTGGCTCTTCCTCTGGGAGTGCCTGACGGCGAGCTTTGATACGTCTGTCAAGCTGGACTCCATGGTGGGTGGTGGTTACAACGGTGCGTCAACGACGGCAACGTCATGCGGTGGTCGCCCGGCGGTCCTCTACATCCCACTCCAGTTCTGGTTCTGCCGCAACCCTGGTCTTGCGCTGCCCCTGATTGCCCTCCAGTACCACGAGGTGCGCTTCAACATTACCCTCGGTGCTGCCACGGACCTGGTGAGCAAGGGCGCGTACACCAACATTGCGCAGGCCGCGTATGCTCTTCCTAACATTCAGGACATGTCGCTCTACATGGACTACATCTACCTGGATGTGGAGGAGCGTCGCCGGTTTGCCCAGGAGTCGCACGAGTATCTGATTGAGCAGCTCCAGACGGGTATCCCGCAGACGATCAACACCGCCACGGGTCGCCTGGATCTGACGCTGAACCACCCTGTCAAGGAGCTTGTGTGGATCTTCCAGGATGCTCGCAAGACGGACTGCGGCTCGGCGGTCACGGCAGCGGTCGGATACACGCAGCCCTTCTCATACGATGACATCGTGGACAAGGCGCGCATCCAGGTCAACGGCCAGGATCGCTTTGATGAGCGTTATGGCGACTACTTCTGGAAGGTCCAGCCCTACCAGCACCACACTGGCGGTGCCTTCTTCCCGATCCACAACTCGGTTGCGACGGCTGCGGCGTCGGCTGCGGGTGGCGCGATTCAGGCGAGCTTCACGGGTGTGATCGTTGGAAATACGCTCACAGCCAGCGCAGTGACGGGAACCTTGGTGGTGAACCAGCTCGTCACGGGTGCACTTGTGCCGCTCGGAACCTACATCACTGCGTATGGCACGGGTGCGGGTGGTGCCGGAACCTACGAGGTCAGCGTGAACGCCAACGCCCCCTCCACTGCCATGCTGAGCTCCTTGAACAACGTCCAGTCTGTGACGAACTTCAACCCGATCAACGTGTATTCCTTTGCGATCCAGCCTGAGGAGCACCAGCCTTCCGGCACTTGCAACTTCTCTCGCATTGATACGGCAACCCTGGTGTTTGACAGCATCACCTCCAACGGTGCAGGCAACTTCCCCAGCAAGGCCTACCCCTACAACTTCCGCATCTACGCGGTGAACTACAATATCTTCCGCATTATGAGCGGCATGGGTGGTCTGGCTTACAGCAACTAAATACTATACAATATATATGAGCTATTGGGGATACCACCTGATTCTAAATGCGGGGAAATGCGCAGCTGCTCCCATTCGTTGTGCGAAAGCGATTGGCACGTTTTCCGACACGCTAGTCAAGAGGATTGATATGGTCGCATACGGCTCTCCTCAGATTGTCATGTTTGGAAGTGGCAACAAGAAGGGGTATACTCTTGTCCAGCTGATTGAGACGTCCAACATCTGTGCGCACTTTGTAGAGGAGTCTGATGACATGTATTTGGATGTCTTCTCGTGCAAGCCTTTTAATCCCGCGGAAGTGGAGACCGTTGTTCGCGAGACGTTCCAGCCAGCCCAGATTAGCACAAAGTTCGTTCTGCGCGATGCTCGGGTTCAGATGCAGTAACTCCCACAAAAACAAATCAACATAGCAATAAATGGGTATCCCTCACATTTATTGGTATGTATTGTTGATCGTTATGTTGGAGACAATGGCGATGGGTTGTTTCAAGAAGAGCATTGATAACAACGCCTTCTTTGCGGTGGGAGTTCTCTTCTACGCAGTTATCGGATATCTTCTTCGGCTGACTATGAATTCAAGCGGCATGGCCATGACGAACGCGCTGTGGTCTGGGTTGTCGGTGTTCGCAACAACGGTCGTAGGCACCTTGTTGTTCAAAGAGGTTCTTCACTTCCATGACTTTATCGCGTTTGCGATGATTGTCGGAGGTGTTATGATCTTAAAGGTTACGGACTAGATCCGAACTTGTAAGTTTTGTGTTGGGTGTGCAATTCCCAATTCCCAAGGTTTGCTGCATCATGAGCGGAGCAGGGCCTGATCCGGGGCATTTCACGTGATCGTTGCCCAAGGAATGACCCATCTCATGTGTGACCATATATTGCCGATAGCGCTCCAACGGCAGCTTGGACGCAGATGCTCCGTGCATCCACCGATCCGCATTCAGCCAAACCATAGTCCCCCCCATGACTGCACACGAGAGTTTCGGATCCTTACATCCGTTGTGTTTCAAGGTCTTTGGGCTAGAAAGGTGTATCGTCTTTCCCTTTCCAGGAACAAATGTATGAAACTGAGCCCAACCGTCCGGGTCTGCCAAATAGATAGCAACTTCTTCCGCAAACTTCTTTGCGTCGTAGTTGACATCGGAATCCACAATCGTGTGGTACGCGACCTTCATTGTATTGAAAACGGAAAGGGTTTTGTTCGGCGGATAGAAAGCACAATGTCCTGCCGCCTTATAAAATTTCGCTCTCTTTGTGAATACGGCTGCCTCTTTCGTGACCAAACGTTTCGCCATCTTCGTTGTCCTGAACTTCCCAACACAGCTGCGTGTGTAGCACCTTGCGCTCCCAGGGAGAGGTGCCCCTGTACCGTGCCAAACAAAACGCAATCTCTCCCTCCTAACAGCTTGCCCTGCTTATCATGAAGTGCCATCACTGTAAAAAGAGAAGCCACTTGGAGTTCACATGCCAATGCAAAAATGTCTTCTGTGTTGCCTGCCGAATACCGGAAGTTCACCAGTGCCCGATTGACCTGAAGACCAAGGTTGTATTGGAGAGGGTTGTAGCTGAGAAGGTTGCGAAGATCTAGTCATAGTACTCCGGGCTTATCTGAATCGCAAGGTTCTCAAGGACCAGCTGAGCAAACAGCGGAGACATCTGACCATGACGAGAAATCGTTATTTCAATGCGCTGGTGCTGGCGATGCTGTACGCGGATCATCACATACTTGCTTGGGTTCAGCTTGGCCGAGATCGTGACATCGTAACCGTCGTTGACTTCAAAGATGCGTCCTTCATAGTGATCGCTAATGTCCATGTCCTGGAGCATGTTGCTGAGCGCATTGTGGATGTTGTTCATTTTGGGAGGGGTAATTGAAAAAGGTTTGGACCAACCTTTTCCGTTTTGAAATTTACGCACACACGTCCACATAGGTCGCTCGGTGCCAGCCCCAGTCATCGTAGGGCGCCAGGTCCGTGAACGGCCCATCTGCGGCACAGTCGCGGCACATGAACCCGACCGCAGTCTTCAGCGGGCAGATGCGGTGGCTCAGGCACATACAGCAATCCAGGTGGACATTCTTGCAGCGGGCCTGGTAGCCGCGCACAAGGGACTGGATCTTGGTTGCGCTGATCTTGGTCTTGACCGCCTTGGCCTTGACCTCGGCGACGATCCGCTTGATGTCCTTGTCAATCCAGCGCTTCATGCCAAGAGCACCCGCCTGGCGAGCGATCAGCTTGAAGGCCTTGCGCCAGGGGGCCTGCGCCCGGGTCACCTCAGCCTGCTCGCGCTCCTGACGAAGCGACCAGTACGCCTCAGCAAACGTGCGGCTTGGAGTAAGCGCAGACCATCCGAAGATGTCGTCGCCATACTTGCCAGGCTCATCCGCCATGTCCTGGTAGAGACGCTCAACCGAGTTCGCAACTCGCTTGATTGCGTCACACTGAACGAACACGCGGTCCGTCATAATATCGCCCCACTTGGCGGTTCCATTGTAGCTCTGTTCTACGGCGAGCTGCCCTAGGCCGATGATCATGTCCGATCGGCAGATTGTCTTCTGGGGTCGCGCCACAGCGGTCGCCCAGTTCACCTTTGTACGTGTGTTGACACCATCACGTGCGTTTACGGACGCAAGCCGGGATACTGTTGAGGTAGCCATGGAATACCCTACTTCTGGCACTAATGAATCCGTTTTGGGGAGTTCAAGTCTTCAAAACGGATTCATGCCCGCCAATCCTTATAGTCTTCCCCCCAAGACAACACATTCTAACACTTCGTTAAAATGTCCTCCTTCAAGCAGCTACTCGTCAACGCGATCATCAAGGTGACTCACGCCAATCCTTCTCTGGATAGGCCTGACGGTCCCTCTGCGACTGAGGCGCGTGATGAGTTCATCGCAAGTCTGGTTGCTGAGCTCTTCCCTGAGAACACCCTTGTTCACATCAAGAAGTCCAAGGTCGCTGAGGCTTCCCCTGTCGTGGAGAAGAAGAAGCGCGGTCCCATGAGTGATGAGGCCAAGGCTGCGATGAAGGCAAAGCGTGATGCCACCATCGCAGCAAAGTCCGCTGGCAATTCGCCTGTGGCCGCCGAGGTGAAGCCTACCAAGGCGAAGAAGGCCAAGGTTGATCCCGTGCCCGAGGGCACTGGGACCCTTGTTGCCGATCCGGAACCTAAGAAGTCCCCCAAGGCCAAGAAGGTCAAGGAGGAGAAGTCCCCCAAGGCCAAGAAGGTCAAGGAGGCCGCTGAGGAGAAGGCTCCCAAGGCGAAGAAGGCCGCAGTGGCCGAGGATGCGAATCTACAGAAGATTGATCCGACTTGGCGCAAGCACCTAAAGAAGGCTGCGGGCGACAAGTATGCGAAGGAGCAGGAAGCAGGTCTCCTGACGTTCCTGAATGCCTTGGACAAGGCTGCCTTTGACGCCAAGCGCGCAGAGGATCATGTCAAGGAGTTCCTTGCGCAGTCCGGTCCTGCTGATGGCAAGGTTGAGGCCGAGGTCATCATTGTTGAGTTCAACGGTAAGGAGTACTACGTCAACCCCGAGACCAAGCGGGTCTACGAGGGCGAGGGCGAGTATGATGACGAGACCGAGACCTGGACCACCATGAAGCCGGTTGGTTATGCCGGAATGGCAGCCTTTGCTGACATGGAGCTTGAGTAAGCTCATGGCGAAGGAATGTATAAATAAAAATTTTTCATTGCGGCCTCGTGGTTCTCAAAACGGATTCGTGCGCCGGCTGGCTATGGCTATCCCCCCAAAGTTACAATATGAATCCTACTACACTTGAGAACACCTGGCGCCTCCGCGAGGCTGAGCTGAAGGCTGAGCAGGTGCGCACTCGCCTTGAGGTGGCTGCGGATCTTCTCTTCAACTCTCTCGTGAGTGACACCGTCTTCGGCATCGCCCCTAGGGTTGCCGCGATTCGCGAGGAGATGGACCGCGTCTGCCGCACGGCAACTTCGCGTTACGAACTTCGTGTCCCGATCTGGAGCTTCTGCACTCGCAGCTTCCTCAAGGGCCGAGTTGAGGAAGCTGACGGATTTGCGACCGCCGAGCAACACGAGGCGTGGCGTGCTCACCGTGACGATGTCGTCGCAGTTCAGGGTTACCACAGCGCGATCCCTATCCCAGGACGCCAGCATGTGAACGTCAGGACGCAAGACGTCATTCAGTATACGAACATCATGGACCGACTGACGGTTCAGCTGTTTGGGACCACGAACTTCCTCATGAAGTGCGGTACGGTGGACACAGAGGCGATGCCCGAGCTCGGTATCCGTGTTACGACGAGGACGCTGTTCCTCAATTTCTATCCCGATGGGTTGACCATCCCTCAGATGTCAACTCTCCACCAGATTGCGCGGAGGTATCAGACGCCGCCAACGTCGCCGAGGTTGACCGCTGTGCCTCCTCCCATTCGGCGCGAGACGACCAGGTATGTCTACGACGACGAGGTTGGCCTTTCGGCGGACCCGCGGTGTTACTGCTCTGTCTGTGTTGCCGAGTAAGCAACAATGTATGTCTAACTCAAAATTTTTCAATTAGCAGTCACATCCAATCGTGTTGGTGATAACATCGGGCGCGTCAGGTGCCATGAACTCACCCAGAGTCTGATTCGGCAGCACCCGATTGTCTCTGGCGTTCTGGGCACCCAGGACATTGGTATACTGTCGCAGCAAGGATGTGTACGCACCCGCACCATCTTGCTTGCGGACAATCCGAGGAATGATGACTGTGAATGTAATCGTCACTGTACTTACTCCGTTGTCGTCTTTTACGTAACAGATCGTGGATGTACTCCCTATTTGCGCAGGTGTCCCCGAGATAACGTTTGTTAAGGGGTCAAACGTAAGTCCTGCGGGCAGAGTCCCAGTAGAAACGAAGAAGTACAGTTGCCCAGTGCCAGTTGCGGCTAATTGGATTGGTGTGATGGGAACGTATTGATATAGCAAATAGGATCTGGTTGAGGGAGCCGTAATTGTAGGACCGGTACCGATTAATGGGTAAAACGTAAGATTGACATTGATATCGCCCTCAGCCGATTTGATATAGTTTGGAGGCGTGAGAGAGATGAACCGTGAGGCTCCGTCATTTGAAACTGGGAAATCAGGACCAAAAAAATACGGATTAATAATCACGCCAGGAATCCAATTTGACGCAAACGATGACGACAGATCGTGTTTGTATAAAAAAGTAGTACTACTAGAAGGGGTCGGGTCCTCCAATTCAACAAAAACATTCCAATTTGTTCCATCAAAATTCAAGGATCCCAACGGCAGAGGCGGCAGCGGTCGGGTCATCCTATTCCCGAATAGATTGCTAGCTGCTAAGTTCGCTAAAAACCAATTGCTTCCGTTGGTTGAATATCGCAATTCAATGTTGTAATAGTTGGACGGGCTGGTGAATCCGCTGATACCCGTCGCAAACCATGTGTTGGACGCATACACAACTTCGTAACCAAACATGCTAAATCCACCCGTCGCATTTGACCAGTTTGAGCCGTTGTCGGTGGAGTACTTGATTGTTGATGATGGTCCTGTATACGGAGGAGCCCCTTCCGCGTCCCCCGTCTGATATGATTCTGACCCAGTAGCAATCCAGATATTTGAGTCATCCAGCGAATAACTAGCACATTCATCTGAAAACCCGCCAGTTACAGGGGACCAATTGGATCCTTCATCGGAAGACCTGGCCATTGCAGTGGCGCTGCCCAGACCACTATTATAAGATCCTCCAACCATGAGCACTCCGTTTTTGTATCGGAGAGCAGCACCTCCTGCTAAATATGGGCCGTCAATTGAACCACCGCCCGTCTGGTCATGCGTATAAAGATACTGGCCCGCTACAAGTATCGGTGACGAGGAGATATCCCACGTTACCGCATCGTCATCCGAACGAATCATTGTCGCCGCAACAAACGGATCGCCGCCAAAATCTTTAGAACCTGCTGCGAACCAAGTTGACGTATTCGGCTTGTTCGCAATTGTTGACATTTTGAACACTGAGATATTCGGATCAAATGGAACCTGCTGAAAATTGGCCAATGTTGTTCCTCTAATAAAAATCCCCGAATTCGTTGCTATAAGAACGCTAACATCCGTAGGACTTGATACCTTGAATTGTATGTCCGAGATGGATCCGGAATTGCTGCCACCAGATACATTAATTAAGTCCCAATTTGAATGAACATTGCTGGATCCAAACAACCCAACTGCGGGACCGAGGGCTCCATTCCCCCACACAGCCACCAACGACTCATTCGCAAAGTATGGGTTTGTTGTAACATTCGCACCAAGTGATCCAAGTAAGACACCGGCAGTCCCATTCACCGTAAAGTTACACGATGACGGCAGTACATTTGGCGGAATGCCGGATACCCAAGGACCATCAATGAATCCAGATGTAGAGTCAATGTTCAGTCCATATGTTTGCGTCATGCTAAGATCGTAATTGCTTACTGTCGTGCCACTGTACGCTGTTCCGGTTACTTGTACGGACACAGGGTCTCCCGCTAGATAATTGTAAATGTTTTGCGGAACTGTAAAAAGGATGCTATCGGGTGTCAACGTATAATTGTAGAATGCCGAACCCGATGCATATCCCGTCGTGGGAATGATCTCAATCGTGCCCGACACATCACTAGACAACGGTGTTCCAGAGATGACGCCTGCGGGAGATATATTCAACCCGGACGGCAACAGAACCTCCGAGAAATTGTTGATGGGCCTCTCACTCAATGTGGTAACCGGAATCTGGAAGGGCGCAATGACCCGATTTTGGATGAAAGTAAAGTTGGAGGTCGGAACAGTTCCAAATGTAAAAATATCGTTTAGAACCGCAAAATTTGTATTGCGAGTCGCAGTGGCGGGAGAACCCGTCGCGACCGCAGTAACCGCAAGGGCCGTGAGGGCGGTTACCGTATCCGGAAATCCGCTGATAATGCCACTGCTATCCAACGTCATACCTGTTCCGGCAAGAGCTGGGGCAGACAGTGTAACAGGAAGACCGGAAGCAGCTTGCGCCTTGAACTGAATTGGAGAACTGTAGTATCCGGTCTTGGGCACGTCCAGTGGCCGCGACAGAATGAAGTTGAAGCACGCGTCTACTGCCGGTGTAGGAGACACGAATGTAATGAAATCGTCTTGAACTGTGATTGGTGTTACATACTCTTGGGTGAAGCCATTTGAGTTGGTGGCACGAATCGTATAATTTGCGCTGCTAGCACCAAGCGTCGGTGTTCCAGACAAATACGCATTGGATCCAATGCGGGTCAACGACAAGTCAGCTCGCAAATCTGGCGAGAAGATGCTTGCGATATTGGTCCCAGATCCCGTGTTGAAATATGTCCTTGCCCGAAAGAAGTTCGCACTCGGGTCCACTGGCACACCCGAATAGAGAGTAGGGATCGCACTCTGGTCAAAGAGCACAGTCTCGTTGAATGCGAATGTGACTGCGAAGTTGCTTATGACTGCCGGCAGAGGGCTGACACGCGTTCCCTGGATCGTATAGGTTGCCGAGGAGACACCCGCATTCGCATATAGATAGGCGGCGGCAAGAGATGGTGTTCCAGCCATCACAAAGGCATGTGATGGGTCTGTGGTAAGGAACCCAAAGTTGTTGCTGATGGTGCGGTTGCTGTTGTTGAAGTCAAACACATTGATCCCATCGGGAAATGTATTCCATGTGTACTTGAGCGTTCCACCGGACGGATAGGGAGGAAACGCCGCAGTTAGTGCGCGTGTCGCGATGGGCACGCCAACGTCCATGTTGACGATTGAAGTTCCGGACAGATTGTAGAGGATACGTTCATTGCTGACGGTATAGGTGTTGCTTGTCGTCACGATCTTGGAACCCGTTGCCGCATCTTTTCCAATCAGCAGGTAGTTGCTTGTCGGTAAGGTTGTCAGCGGTGTCCCAGAGATATCCAGATTGCTTCCCGAGACAAAGAACTTGAGTCCCGGTGGCAGCGACGGAACACTGGACACGGCTGAGGACAGAGCAAAGGGAGCCATCAAATGGATCGTTGGAATAGGTTCATTCTTGTAGAATGTATACGAAGTTCCACTCACGCCGTTTCCAGACAGATCAGTGAATCGTCCAGTGCCGACCGGAACAGTGTTGGAGGAGGACAATGTGTTGACGAGTGTGTATGAGAAACTTTCAGTGCTTCCGGCTGTGAGCGAACTTCCATTTCCAGAAAACGTCAGGTTGGACGACGTGGTGGTGAAAAAGTTTGACGGCAATCCAGATGTCTTTGTGATGGGCAACTGGACTGCAGATGAATTAGATATCACATATGAGAAGTTCTCATACAGATACACCGGTAGTGTATACGATCCGAATGACAGATCTGGCATTATTACTTCTTAGGAACTAAAGCTTTAACTGTCTTCCGCTTCGGTTTCTTGACAGTCGTTATTTCGGTTGGAGCCTTCTTCTCCGGCGCCTGCGTGAGTTCCGCATACCGCTTCTGGGCCTCTTCCGCAGATACATCACGGTACACCATATCTAGCTTCAATCTCAAAAGGCTTGAGCTGACCTCCATACTCTTCACTGCGAACGTTTCGCGTGGCCGAATACCATACCTGCGGCTCAAAGGGTATGCGTTTCTCTTCCTCTCCGGCCTCTGCAGTTAGCTGATGTTGAACGTATAAAAAGTAGCCGAAGCCCCCTAACACGAGCACAAGTAAGATCATGTTGAATGTCCATGATGTTGCCTGTACTAATTCGTCGCGACGTTGAAGCAGACTATTCTCAATCCTTCCGATGTCAAAACTATTGATGAGATGATTCATTATTGAATTGGGCGTTGAGAAACACCAGCGTTTTCCGAACCCATGGATCTTGAATACAAGGGCACACACGAATCCGGGTTGGATAGACATACACTTGACGAAGAATGTCATTGATCTCGCGCTTTGATTTATCTTTCAAACAAACGTCTAGCACGGTTTCGCTGTATCTTAACAGATCCATTACGCTGCTGACTGTAAGCTCTGTGTATACGGGTTCTTCTTGAATGCGTCAAGGATACCGGGGTTGTTGCGCTGGACGTTGATGTCCTCCTGGAGAGGCTGGAAGTACTTGACCGAGCCCATCTGCGACGATGAAGGCGCCTGGCCACCGAACGTCATGAGAGGAGCCTCAAACCCACGCGAGTTCACCATCAGGCTCTCATCCTTGTGTGTCTGGACGTTGTAGGACTGAGGACCCGCAGCAAGAGCCGCCGTGCCACCGGAAGGGCCCGCAGGTGTCGGACGGCCCTCCACGGTGAGCTTCATGAACTCCTGGAACGGCTCTGTGAAGGACCGGATGTACGACAGATAACCACCTGCGGCAGCCTGTGCGGTTCCCTCGTATTCCACAGAGGTATCCTCGCGGTTCTGTGTCTTCATCACTTGAGACGGGTAGACTGCGGACGCAACCTGCTGGCCCATGGTCGTGTTGACGCGAGGCAGAGACCCGTCGGCTGCCTGTAACACCTGGAAGCGATCCGGGCGGTTCTTCTTGACCGGTGCCTGGATACCCATGTCCGTGATGAAGTGCGCACCAGGAGTCGGGTCGGAGGAGTATGTAAGCTTGGGCTTGTTGGCAGCACGGACCTCATCCGTCGTGCGCGGCATCGCAAACTCGCGCATGGTATCCTGCTGGTATCCGCCGGACGGCAGGTTGGTGTACCCGTCATTCACACCCGGACCCACCTGTGTCTGCTCAACTGGGAAGATGTTCTTCATTGCGAGAGATGTGACCTGGCGAGACTGCTCAAAGTCCGTCTCCACCTGCTTGCCCCATGGCAGGCCCGTTCCGGCCTCAGGCTTGAAGAAGGCGGCAGACTCCTCCTTGTGGAAGAAGGTGTTCTTGCCAGACCCAGTGTATGTGTCCAGCACACCGTCCGTTGCGCCACTGTATGTGCTCTGCGTGACATTGGCACCAAAGAAAGGAACCATATTGTTGTGACCCTCAGACGACTGAATGACAGTCAACTCATCTGTCGCGGCTGTCTCCTCGGGCGTTACGAACGTCTCCTTGGGATTCTTCTTCTGCTCCTCCCGCAGGCGTTTCTGTTCGCGTGCTATCTGAGGGGCCAGGGCATATCCAAGGGCCGCTAGACCAAGTAACAGAGCGACTTCCATCTTTGTTGTATCACCCGCGATTATTTGGATTGCGATTTACACGGTATATCCAGTTGAAGAGCAGCGGCAGAGCAGCACCTGTTGTCCGCGAAAACGAGGATGTCCGAGTGGTTAAGGAGGCAGGCTTAAGGTTTACCGTAAAGGTTCTCCGAGCGATCTGTTGGAGGAATCCGCGTGGGTTCGATCCCCACTCCTCGTAGTATTCGCATTTCGTGAAGCACTGTTTGTCTCAAACGGCTCCACGGCATGTAACTGAGGCTTGAACAACAACCATTGAAAGGGATAAGATGTTTCCTGTCCCTTGGCCACAGGAATTGTCGCGCTCTCCTGATACTTGGATCTAGAAAACTCTTTGGTCTTGGCGATCTCCATCTTAAAATGTGCCCACAAAATAATGTGGGTACTCCTCGTCGCAGCAATTGCGATCCTGTTTGGGATGTTAAAATACCGAGAAACATTCGTCGTCAAGTATGGCAATCCCATGGACGATGAAGATTTGATATCGTTTGATGTAGATGCGAAAGGCACACGTGGGTTTGGGTGGACACCCGACACATGCCCCGCAAACAAGCCTGAATTGGATGCGGGTCTTTGCTACGAGCCTTGCGATCCAGGTTATCATGGTGTAGGCCCGGTATGTTGGGCTGATTCCAAGAACGTTGGAATAGGCAGGATTCCTGATAAGAGAGGATGTGCGGAGTTGAATCAAGGATGGCAGCGCTGCCGCGATGACGGAACGAGTTTGTGGGAGGACTTCAGTTGTAGCACATACTGCGATGGCAATTGGAGTTGGTCTGACGGAGGTTTCTGTCATACGAGCTGCAATGGATGTGGATGTATTAAGAAGAATCTGTTTGATCGCCAATACTGTGCGGATGGCGGAGATGTCGTTGATGCTCTGTGCTATAACAAGTGTCCCGAAGACTTACCGAACCGTGTTCCTGCCATGCCGTATCTCTGCTTCAAGGGAACTCGCGGGTTATCTTATGGCCGCGGTGTTGGCGAGGTGCCTCCTATGTTTACTTTTAGTTAATTGGGACGCCCCATACTATGTTGAAGATATGTATCTCCAGGGGCTCCACTTGCCGTTGGGATTGGCCGATCGCTTCAATATCATAGTACCGCTTGTAAACGTCTGTTTGATACTACCTCCAGTCGAATCGACCCAAGGAACAACTGTTTCCAAATACCCATACGGTTCCATTCGAGGATTCGACGGGGCTTGGACTGCCGTTGTATTCTTAAATTCGCGGAATACACCCATACCCTTCTTGTAGTAATCGTTGGGGGACATCTCGGTGCTTCGGGTATCTGCAATAGAATCGAATGAGGCAGGTTGTCCAACCGCGCCCGCAGATCCAACCGCACCCGGAGCACCCGGAGCACCCGGAGGACCTGCCCCCCCCGGCATACCCGGAGCACCAGGGGGGCCAGGAACCGTGCTCGCAGCACCCGGAGTACCAGGCAGACCCGGAACACCCGGAGCACCCGGAACACCCGGAGCACCCGGAGCACCCGGAGCACCC